TCTGGTAGTAGCCAGCGATCTCCACCTCGCCGCCGCCGTCCTGCACCATCGTGGCTGAGGGCGGGAAATCGTAGACGCGCAGTCCGTAGTGCTGGATCACCGCATCGGCGAACCGATACTTGTGCGGCTGCCAAGGCTCGCGGTGAAAGACCACCGGCAAGTCATCCCGGTGACGCCGCACCAAGTCCAGCACCACCATGCTGTCCTTGCCGAAAGAGCAGGCGATGCACGGATTGCCAAACTCAGCGAGCGACTGCTCGATGAGCCGGTGCGCGTAGGAGACTTTGTCTTCGTAGGTCATTAGAAAGAAGCCGCCGCGATTCCGGTAGCCACACCGCCACCGATCCCGCCAATCATCCCCATCATGCCAGAGTTGTTAGACGCGCCCGCCTGCATTGCTGCGGCCTGCATGGCGGCGTTGTTGTTGAGCACAGCGTTGCGGTTGGAGGCCAGCATGTTGGTATTGAAGCTGGCCACGTTGCCGGACTGTTGCAGAGAGTTGCCGAAGATTCCGCTCACCTGTCCGGTCGTGTTACTCAGCGTCGAAGCGCCCAGTCCAAACGCCGGACCAATCGACTGCCGGAACGGATCAAGCTCGGTATAAGCACCGGCCAGACCAATTCGCCGCTGCCTGCGCGCCAGATCCATCTGGTTGACGCCAGCCGCAAACCCACGCCGCGCATCCAGCCGCTGCTGTCCATAGGCATCACGGTTGAGGATTTCAGCCGCGCTGCTACCCATCGAGGTGCCAAGGCCGCGAGCCGCAAAGGCTGCGCGCGCAGACTGCGAGGCTTCCCGCTGCTGCTCCGGTGAGAGCGAGCGACCGAGGGCGAGTTCAGACTCCGCATCCCGCTGGAGCTGTGCCTCAATGGCATTAGGCGCGGAGGCTGCTTGCAGCTCCTCGCCGACTACGCCACGGGTGCGTTGCAGGTATTCGTTGTCCAGCTTACCGGCGAGCTGATCGGCGGTGCCAAACTGCATGCGGATGTATTCTGGATACAACCGCTTGATTGCTGCTTCTTCCTCGCGCGTCTGCGCTTGGGCCACGCGAATGCTCGCGGCGGCCATTTTGTCATAATCAATCGGCGCCGGTGCCGGTGGCACTGGTGCTGGTGTAAATGATGGTCCTCCACCTCCCATATTATTGTCCTCCTGTTTTGCTAATTAGTTTCTCCCAATCGTAGACTCGCGGCTCAAAGCTCCCCCTGCGGCACCAAGCCACAAAGGTCTGCGGATGCGGCGCCACACGAAGGCACTCCCGCACAGGGTTTGTGCCAGCAGTGCCAGCAGCCAAAGTGACGAACCAGCAGTTAGCTTCCCCGAGTTCAAGGTTTTGCTCCTCCGCGTTCCACCGGCAGGCTTTGGCCAGCATGAAGCAGCTTGGGCTGTTCCACACATAGCCCGCCGACAGATGCTCGCCGACAACTTCCCAGAAATCTTGCGTGCTGTGGCTGTCCCACCAGTGTTTTGCTTTTTGCCATGGGGTCATCGGCTTTCGGCAGCTTCCAAGACTTCGACTTTGGCGGTCAGTTCTTGAATGGCCGCGACAAGCGTGGCGACCAGATAGCTTGCATCGACGCCTTGGTATATTGGCTTTCCATCGGAATCTATTGCGTCTTTCTCGCCGCCGACCGCCTCGGGGCACACTTCTTGCAACTCATGCGCAATAAATCCCTGCGACTGTTGGCCGCTGGATTTCCATTGAAACGTGCATGGTTTGAGCGCCGCAACTTTTGCCAATGCACCCGTCATTGGCGCAACATTCTCCTTCAGTCGATAATCTGAAGTTGTTAAGTAGGCAACGCTTGTCGTGCTGTTTTGGCTTATGCGCCCTGTCAGGCTGCCTCCATATCCAAACTGCATAAAATTTGAGTTGTTGGTTGATCCGGCTGAATCGTGATTGACGGTAATCCGGCTGGCATCAAGCCCAGACGTTTCGATGGTGGTTGATAAACCATTAGACACGCCTGCGCTCTGCGTGTTGACCAGCACGTTCCCGCTGGCGTCGATACGCACGCGCTCGGTGTTGTTTGTCCCAAACGACAACGCAAAGTTGCCGGTGTTGGTGATCGAACGGTTGGCAGTGCTGACGGTGATGTCTTGTGCGCCGAAGGCTGGAGCAACTTTTGCTCCATCGATGCCGGTGGCGAGCTTGGCGTTGGTCACTTCGCCATCTGCCAGCACAACAGTGGGCGCGCCGGTTGAGTTGAGTTTCGCGGGGGTCACGGTTTCGCCACTGACCCAGTTGTAGGATGCGGTTACGGTTGCCATTGGAGTAGTTGAGAGTTGAGGGTTTAGAGTTGAGGGTTAGGCGGCGTTGCGGGTTTCAGTCGGCGGGTTGCTCGGGCCTGCCGCTTCGATGCTGACGTTGCGGATCTCCGGCCGGTTGGCCGTGGTTAAAAATTCCAGTTCGGCGTAGTGTGCCTTGGCGCGGATCGGCTGCTTGAGGGTGTAGTCTTCCGCGAGGCCGGACGTGTTGGTCTGCCCGGGCACCAGCGTTATGGTGGCGTCGGGGTTGATCGTGATGGCTTTGACCGTCACCGATCCGGTGTTAGGCAAGACGACATCGGCGAGGCTGCGGACGAAGCGTTTTGTTGACATGCTGCCCATGCCGTAGCGGCGAGTGACGATGCGACCGGGGACCGGCGTGATGACATCGGCCTGCACGTCGGGCGACTGGTCGCCTTCCTCGATCTCGTCGAGGAGCATGAGGCGTCCTGCCTTGTTGCTGACGAACAAGCGGCGCTCGTTGGCGCGGGTGGCGACCACGAAGTCATCCACGCCGAAGCCGTAGATGTCGCGGGTTTCCCACTGGTCGTTCAGCGCATTGTAAAGGAAGACGCCGTTGTTGTTGTCGGCACCGGCGAGCGGGACGGCGAGGTAGTAGCGGTTGCTATACCACAGGCCGACCGAGTTCTTGACCAGCGTAGCGTTGAGGTCGTCGAGCTGGTTGGCAATGGGGTCCGAGAGCGGCTTGGTGTCGCCGCGCAGCTTCAAGTCGAGGCGGCTGTCGAGGCGATACACACCGGAGTCACTGAGGAAATAGACAAACTGCCCCGCTGTGGCGATAGAGCGGCGGGCCGCGCAGCCGACCTCGTCGGTGAGGAGCGTGAGCTTACTGAGTGCCGTGTCGATGGCCGTAGAGGCGCCGTCCACGCTGGCGAATTGGTTGACCTCCGCGAGCCAGATGGACTTTCTACAAAAGACGAGGAAGCTGTTCTCCACCCACGGATGCACCGCGACGACGAAGTCATTGCTGCCCGCACCGGCGCGGAAGGACTGCCAGTAGGGATCGTAGGTGTTGGCGTCGAGGATGTCCGAGATGAGCACGTTATTCTTGCCGTCAGGGAGGACGAGACGGTTGTTGACGTAGGTGCCCCAAGGGGTGCTGCGCATGGTCTTGTAGGTGGCCGAGAGTCCGGCGGGCACGCCTGCGGGGCTGCGGACAAAAGCGGTCGTGACGCCGTCCCAGTAAAGCGGTGCCTTTACTCGGCGGATGGTGCGTCCGCTCGTTGTGGCGTCGGTCGCGGTGCCGGACGGCACGGTAATCGTGAAGGAGTTCGTTGAGGACGTGGCGATGTCATACTCCACGCCGTCGAAGGCAGCGACATTGCTCCCCTCGATGCGCACGCGGGCACCGGCAGGGAATCCGTGGCCGGTGAGGTTGACGGTCGCCGTGGTCGAGGACACAGTGATGCCGCCGGTGGTCACGTTCTTGATGACCCAGCCCGGACGCGAGGCGTCGGCTTCGCGGAAGAGGTAGAGGCGGTCGTTGGCCTGCGTCATGGAAATGGTATCGGTCGGCTCGATGACCTCGTCCGGTGAGGTCGGGTAGCCCAGCTCCTGCGGGAGCACGCTAATGACGATGGTGTCGCCGTTCTCGTCCACGATCTCCTCGCTGCCCTGCGAGACGGCAGTGACCAGAAATCCGCCCGCCCAGACACCAGCGAAGGATTGGTTGTCATCGAGGAGGATGGTGTAAGCGCGGTCGCCGCCCGCCAGCACGACGATCTCCGCGCTCTGCACCTGATCCGGCGAGCGGTAGACGCTGGCCGCAAAGATGCCGCCGGAATAGACACTCTGCACGATCGGCGCGTTGGGCGCAGGGTTGAGCACGAAGGGCACCGTAAGCGGCGAGCTGGCCACGCTGATCGCATCCGCCATGCGCTTGGCGCCCTTGCGCGTCACCGCCACTCCACGATCCAGCCGCATGTTCTCCGAGAGCTGGAGCATGCCAGCAAGCAGCGCAACCGGATTGATTCGGCTGGCATAACCAGCGAATCCGGCGTCGCCGTCGCGGAGGATGGGGCTTTCGAGGGGCATTTAGATGTTAGCCCTCATACATGATGTTGACCGAACCGGCGTCGAAGGTGTCGGCGCCGTTGACGGTGGTGAGGCGGATGCGGTCGAGTGTCGCCGAAAGTGCTTTTGCGCCAGAAATCAGCAGCGTCCGCGATGCGTCACTAAGGCTTAGACAGCCACTAGCCGCCCATGTGTTTGCATTAACCAATGCAAATGTGACCAAGCCGCTTCTTTGGTTGGCCGCGCTTGCAGCATCGGCTAAATCAAAGCCAGAGCTAAAATTTGTAGTGGCAACAGTAGAGGCTACCGCGCTCGACGAACCTACATAGCCAGATGTTTCAAGCCCTCCCGAAGTGCCAAGCTGGATTCTTACGCTTGAAGTTCCGCTCGTGCTGACCGTCACAAGCATCACCGTGATCCGCCTCGCCCAAGACGGAATGCCAGTGAAGTCGATGCTGGTTCCGCTGGTGGTGTTTTGAGCGGTGGCCAAGGTAAGTGGGCGAGCCAGCGTAGTAACTCCAGTATTACTCACCGTCACATCCCCAGTCAGCGCCGTGGCGGTCGGCACGTTGCTTGCGTTGCCGAGGAGCACGCTGCCTGCGGTGATGTTGGCGAGCTTGGTGTGGGCAATCGCCGCCGCCGCATCAATGTCCGCATTGACCAGTCCGCCGCGCACCACGGATGCAGCGACACGCTTGGTCAGTCCGCTCTGCTCGATGACGAACTCGTCGCCGGATGCGAGGGTGGTTGCTTGGGTTAGTTGTCCGATTGTTTTGGCCATATTAAATGATGTCTTTTCTGGGGTGTGTTAAAACGTAGCTGACGGTCTTCGCGTTGTTCCTTTTCATCTCGGACTCGACGAGCGAGATAAAGGCGGGCCACTGGGCGGGCGGCAGGGTCTGGCAGCCTTCGCTGTTGGTGCGGGTGATTCCGCCGCGATGGATGTTAATGCCGAAGAAGCCGGTCTCTTCCTTGCCGCCGTCGCGCTGGACGGTGACTGCATCGCCCTGCACCAGAGCCTTGTAAGGGTTGCCGCCCCGAATGCCGTGCTTGCCCAGTTTGTAGCGGTAGACTCCTGACTTGAGCGATGCGTAGCCCTTTCCGACCTTGGGGTTCTTTCCGCTGCGGGCCGGATCGACGTTGGCGTTGAAGGCGGCGTGGACATTGGGCGAGACAAGGATGATGGCATCGTCGTAGATGCCTCGGTCGTTCTTGCCGGTCGCGCCCATGCTGTCGCGGTAGTAGCCACGAATGCCGACCAGACACACCGGATCGCTGACGTTGGCAGCCTTGAGCTGCTTCATCGTCTCGTCGCGCTTTTGTTGTGGTCGGCTCTTTGGAATCACTTACTTGGCTCTTTGACAGTCTTCGCGTCGAAGGTCACGGTTGCCTGTTGCTTCAAGAAGTCATACCCGATGGTCACGCAACCACCCGCAGCGACAGCCCAGCTCACGGCGAGGATCGCAACTGCAATGAGTTTTGTGGCGCGGGCGGGCATGAAGTCAGAGGCGGGCGTTGTTGTCCTTGGCCATGACCAAGCCCCAACCGGCGAGTAGACTCGCAGAGATAAGGCCAAGGTCAGGAATGCTGCCATTGGCGAGGAACTCGCGGCCAGCGGTGCTGAGTGACGCGATGATTGTGAGCACTCCGAGGAGTGTTGTTTTCCAGTTTCTCATTTCTTTAGTTCTTTCTGTTTTTTCCTGATGTCGTGAAGGACGCTGATGAGCGTGGCCAGTCCGACCAAAATTCCGATGATGAGTCCGCCGATGCGGAGGGTTGCTTCCAAGTGGGGCAGCATGCTGAACACTGAGGAACCGATAGACGTGGCCGTGCCGATGACGCCTTTTTCCGTCGTGCTGAAGTTGTGATGAAAATAGGACAGGCTCATCGCGCGGCTCCTCAGATGCGTTACTTCAAGTAGGCCAGCACGGCACCGGCGTGCAGCTTGATCTCAGTGAAGCTGCCCTCGATGGCGGTGCCGACCGGAAACGCATAGGCGCTGCCGCTGGTCGTGTTTGCCACGTTGGTCTGGTTGCCTGCGAGCGTGTGGAACTTGGTCGCAGCGTCGAGGCTTTCGACAACGCTGAATGTTCCGGTGACAGCCGTGGTGTCGGAGATGAGGCGGACGCCGTTGGCTTTGTTCGTTGTTCTGACGTTAGGGTTCATAGGATTAGTATTGGTTGACGCGGGCTGTCCATGTGGATGGCTGCCCCTGCTGGAAATAGTATTTGTCGCGCTGGGAGATCAGCTCGGACTCGGCCATCTGTTCCATGGCGAGTGCCTTGTCGAGCTGGCCGTCTTCGGTGAGGAGGTCGGAGGTCAGCATGAGCGCGACTGCTTTTGCTATGACGGCGGGAACTGTCGCCGAGAGGTTGCTGGCGCTGTATTCGGTCGGACGCACGCGGTAGTTGACCCAGACGGTGGTTGGCAGGTCGGCGCTTTGCGGGAAGCGCACGTTGTCGCCGAGGAGGGTGAAGCCAATCTGGCGGGGTGCAACGTGTGTTGCGGGGTTGTCGCGGAGGACGGCGAAGACTTCGCCCATCGGCGTCTGGCCGCTCTGCTCGTAGGGGATGAAGTAGCCGTTGGTCTCGTTGCCTTCAACGGTGCGTTCTTCGACGCGCATAAGCTCAGGCCAGTCGGCCCATTCCCAGCAGTCGGCGATGCGTTCGTTGGCGGCGGCGGTCATCATGGTTCTTGCGCCGGATGGGATTGCGTCGATGGTGCTGGCGTCGTTGCCGACACGTTGCCATGCGCGGAGGAGAATAGACTGTAAGGTGACAGTCCTCATTATTCAGCAGCGGGTGCTTCCTCCGTGAGTTGCTTCTCAATGCTCGTAGCCAGCGGCAGTATTTGCGCTGCTGCGTTCAATCCGCCAGTTTTGACGGCGAGATCCAAGCACTGCATGACGATCTTGGCCTCTGCCTCGGTGAGTGTGACTTGCTTATTCATTGGGCTGCTCCTGCTGGCTGGCCAAGTAGGCTTGGGTCGCGGGAATCGCGGCGAGGACTGCGGCGAACGCGGCGGCGAGTTCGGGAACCGCTGCCATGATTTCGGGCGTCAACGGCGCGGTTATCTTTTGGACGAGGCTTCCGTTTGCGAGTTCGCCGTCTGCCGTAGCGGGCAGAAGCTCCACGGTGATGCTGCCGGAATCAGTGGTCGGCTGGATGGCGGACAGACTGTAAACGTGCAGGCGGTCGTAGACCTTGGCGGCAACGGCGGGCGCTTCGATGGGATTAGGGTTGGTTAGCATAATTACAGTGCCTCGGCTGGCACCTTGTAGGCGGTGCCGTTGGAGTCGTAGACGACGAGGTAACCCGTGGCGGTCGGTGCGCCAGCAGTGTAGGCCGTCTCGGTGGTGAGCTTGCCTTGGATGGCGGTAAACGCGCTGTCGTCGCCAAGGCGCACTTGAAGCGTTGTGGTGCTGACTTTAAGCGCGGGAAAGCTGGAACTTTCTGGCCCGAACGCAAGCCGATCAAAACCGTCCGAAGCGTTGTTGAGTAGCTGCACCCTGCTGTTGGCAGGACTGGCAATGCGTGAACGGCTTCCAAGCCACCTAAATTGACCCGCTGCATTTACCGCCATATTCCCCGCCGATACTTCGCCGTTGAAAGAGTGACTGGTGTTTCCGATTGTTAGTTGAGCCACGCCAGATCGAATAAATTCGATATTGCGTGCAGATCCGCCGCCAGACCCAGCCTCCACCCCGATCTGAAACACGTTGCTCGACCACTTGAGGAAGCCGCGTTCGTGGTTCGTGGTGGAGGTGAAGGTGTTGTAGATGTTGAAGGTTTGGGCGTTGGTCGTGCGGCGTTGGGCGAGCGTGTCGGAAGCCCCATCTCGTAGAAGGGCAACATCTCCTGCCGCTGTTCCCGATGCGGTAGCCAAAAACTCTAACGATGAGCCAATACCTAATGTATCCGCAAAGTTTAATCCAACGCCTCCTCCTGTGCGCGTGCGTGCAGTCCACCTCAAGCCGCTTCCGCCGCACCTAATTAGCGTGGCGTTGACGTTTGATTCGCCACGACGAATGGCAAACGCCTCGCCACCATCAAGATTGATATTGAAGTAAGAGCTTGCACTGGCGCTTGCCGTATTGGTCAACGAAAGGTTTAGCCCAGT